CAGAGGCTTGTTCGTTTCATGGAAGGTCTCTTTTGCGGGCTTGTCGGTGCTGAAGATGCCGACGATGACCTTCAGGATCGAAGTCAGTGCGGCACCTACCCACGCGGGCATCACTTGGACACCTGCTCCTCGGTGCTCACGCTCTTGTCGCGCGAGTTCCAGCCCAGGGCAATAACGGCGCAGGCGGCGACGATCGCCTCAATCGAGATGGTCGTCGCCGGGTCATTGTCCAGCAGGTATCCGACCTGGGTGAAGATGATCGCAAGGCCCGCGACAATGCCCGAAACGGTGGTTTTCCAAGACTTCATGGGATGCTCCTGAGAGGGAAAGCCCCATCGCCCCATTTCTGGAGCGACGGAGGGAAGGAGATGTCAGGCAGAGGTGACGACTTCGATGGCCGATGCGCCGTAGAAGTTCATCTTGTCTGTGGTGGTGTTGTGGATCAACAGACCCTTGAGTGCCGCGTTCCAGGCAGGGCGAGCCGCCGTGGTCAGTTTGGGCAACATCACGCCGCCACCCTTGGCCAGAAGCCGAAGGTGAACGCTCGTTACAGCAGCGTCGTCGTTGCCGGCCTGGAGGTCAACGGCACGGTTTGCGCCCACCAGCGCCGCGCCGTTGCCGTTGACTTGCAGGTAGTCACTCTTGTCATTGTCGAACCGACCCGTGGTGGGATTGATCGGCTTGATCGCTTCCACGTCGTTGGCGCGGAGGATGCCGGACGTATCCAAGAAACGGAGAATGGGCATAAGAAACTCCTCAAACAAAGCCCACCCCGGGGAGGCCCGGGGCGGGGTATGAACAGGTGAAGGGATGGGACGTGCTTGTATCTGCCGGAGCAGAGATCAATAGAGCGCGACGCTCAGGGCCTTCCAAGGCTGATGGATGCCCATGCCCCACCGCTTGCGGTGCTTGACCAGCGTGGTCTCGTTGTCCTCGTTGAACACGGCCTTCGCCCACTCGCCCTTGCGCATGATGGCGACAGGACCCTCGTCCTCGCTGTCCTTGCACGCGCCGACCATGATCGGCCTGCCGGTCGTGATCGAGCCGCCGGAGAAGTCGCCGTTGTACTTCGTCAGGTCGGTCGTTACGTTCGAGTTGGGCAGGTGCTTGGTGAAGACGATGTTCCAGCCCATGAAGTTCTCGACCTTGCGGTTGACGATCGGGCTGTCGCCGACGGGGATGAAGTCCTTGCTCGTCACCCGCGTACCGGCAAGCAAGATCGTCTTGACCGACGGGTCGGCGAACATATAACGACAGTTTGGGTCGGTCGGCCAGTTCATTCGGTCGGCCTGCTCAGACGCATCAGAGAGGTAGCCGATGAGCGTCTCAGCCGAGGTGTTGTTGCGCGGCCAGTTGACCGTGTCGGTCAGGTCAACGGAAGCCACGTCGCGGGTCAACTGGATACCGCCGGAGTGGACCCCAGCGATGGCAGGCGCACGCGACGCCAGTACCAGCACCCTGAACCCCACGTAGTCCTCGTACTCGGCGTGCTGCCGGGCGAGGTCTTTGGCGCGGGGCTTGATCGCATCCCACGGCACATCCTCTTCGTCCTCGACCGCCACGCGGCGGGCAAGGTTGATCGGATCGTCGATCGTCAGGTCCGTGTAGTCCTGAACGTCGGCCTGGGCCTCGATCAACTGGCCAGGGCCACGGCGCGGGGGCACGCCGTTGTAAGCGAGGCTGGCCCCGCCGAAGAAGGGCATGCGCTTACTGAGCAGCCCCTTCTCGTTGCTGATCTCGTTGATGATGCCGGAGGCGACCAGAAGGTTCGCGTCGCGGTACTGCTCGGCCATGTAGGTTTCGAGCTGGGTAAAACTCAGGGCGCGCTCGTTGCCACGGGCAAGCGCTGCGCGCGATAGGACAATGGGATCGGCCATGGGAAAACTCCCGGTGTGGTGCGAATGACAAAGACGCTGCTTTGCCGGTCGCCTCAGTCGCGGAGTTGTCCACAGCGTCGCGGCCCCTGACGGGGTTGTCGCTCAGCGTGCAGGCTCGTGCCTGGGCTTGACGGACTGGCGGTCTGGGCACGGATGCACCCTGGGGTGGTCGTGCTCAGACTACCGAAACCGGCCACCGCACTGTCGCGCGGGGGCCAGAGTGTTTACTTGTTTGCGTTGGCCTTTGCCTTTTTGGCAGCCTTCTTGGCACTGCTCTTTTACTGAGGAGCGTCCTCGGTAGCGTCCTCCTCATCATCGCCACCATCACCCGTAACAGCCGCGCGGATGATCGCAATCTGCGCGGTGAGGTTCTTCACCTCGTCCTGGAGGTCCTCGGCGAACTTCTTGAGGTCTTCGTACTGCTTGGCAGTTACGGGCGCATTCGGGTTCTTCGACGGCGCAGACTCGCCCTTCTTGCTCAGGATCAGCGCGATCGCTTCCTGTAGGGCAATCTCCTGTGATTCTCCCTTTGCTTCCCCGAGCAAGTTGCCCGCGGCGTCGGTGATATGGCACATCGTGCCGTTGTCTGTGTGGAAGAACCGGATGTCGGCCTTCCAGGTGCGAGTCAACTCTCGAATCTGCTCGTTGTTCAGGTGCGTCTGCATCGTCGTTTACCTCTTTCGTGGTGGGGGAGTCGTTCGCCATTGACGGGGGGAAGCCTCGACGCGCTGGCGCAGGGCGTCGTCTTTGTACCAGTTGCCTTTGCCGTGGACCTTGTCGGCCTCCCAGATCGCCTCCCACATCAGCGTGGAGTCGCCGAACGGGGTGGCACTGTCGCCACCAGCGGCGACGGACTGCTGGACCAGAGGTTTAGCACCGCTGACCTCCTGGTTGTAATCGAACAGCAGGGCCTTGATGGTCGGCAGGGCCTTCTTTGTGTCGGCCAGCGCGGCGTTGATCTCGGCGTGCTGATCGGGCGGGATTTTGGACGTTGCCCACGTCAAGAGCGTGCCGAGCTGCTGCTCGCCGCCAGCGATCTTGATGGCCTCGGCGCGGGTCTGTGCGGCCTGGGCCTTCATCTCCGTCTCGCGGGCGCGGTAGGCGACCAAATCCGCCTGGGCCGTCTGGGCGATGAGTTTCTTGGGGAAGCCGTACTTCTTGTGGATCGCGTCGATCTGCTCGTCGGTAAGTTTGCCGTCTTTGAGCAGTTGGGCCTTGATCTCCTCTTGCTTGAGGCCAGCGCCAGTGATGATCCCCGTGAAGTCCTCGGGTTCGGCACCGGGCGGCGGGGGCGCGGCGAGTTTGAGCGTCGCGTCGGCTTCGGGTGCATCAGCACCGGGCGCTGGCGTCGCTGGCTTGTCGGCCTTGCCACCGCCGATCTTGGCCTGTGCCTCCCTGTAGGACTGGCTGAGGGCTTTGAGAGATTCCTCGGGCGTTGCTCGGATGAACTTCTTGTCCACATCGGCGTGCCACGCCGGGGGCGTTTCGGGGGCCTTGCCGTCCCCGGTGTCGGGCGGCGGCGACTCCGCGGGGGTCTTGTCCGCTGGTGTGGTGCCGCTGGCTGGGGGGGCGTCGGTCGCGCTGTTGGTCTCGGGCATTGGGGGCCTTTACTGGGCGAGGGAGTTGTTCTGTGTTGCGGCTGCCTGCGCCACGTTGCCGGCCACGTCGATGGCCTTGTTGACGGCGGCGCCGCGTGCGGCTTGGGCCTCGTACTCGGCTCGCTCTTGCTCCAGCATCGCCCGGCTCTTGACCAAGCCCGGCTCGTCGATGTTGGAGGACCGTGCCAGCACGTCCACAAGCACGCCAGTGTCAATCTTGCTCATCGCGGTCTCGCCGAGTTGGGCGACAGCCGCTGCGAAACTGAGCGTCTCGCGGCCTTTGGACATCTTCGACAGCGACGACACGCCCGTGAGCAGTTCGAGCCGGGTGGCCTTGGGAGTCAGCGGGGGGGTCAGGCGTTGCTTCTCGGCCAGGAACGCCACGCGGGCGATAATCCCGCCCTGCAAACGCTCGGCGATGGGGCCGTAGAACCCGCCCAGGATGCCCTCGACCTCGGCGGCGACCTGCTGCCATGAGACGCTCGACCGCATGGCGTCCCCGGACTGGCTCAGGTTGGCAGTCGTCAGCATGTTCTTGGAGAGGCGATCACTCACCCGCGCGATGGCCGACTCGACGATCGAGAAGTCGGCAAGGCGGTTGAGTTGCACCGCGGCGAAGTCTTGCACCTGACCACCAACGACCTTGGCACGGATTCGTGAGCCGGATGGTTTGGCAAGGTCTGTGTCCTTGATTGCGCTGGTGTAGTCTGTGGCCCACAGGAACTTGCTCGCGGCGTCGGCAAAGTCCAGCACCTTCATCGACAGCACGTCCAGCGAGAGCAGGTCGCCCCGCAGCGCGTCGATAAACGCCCGTCCGTAATGCTCGCCGGTGACTTCCTCGAAGGGGACGGAGACCATCGGCGTGATGCGCTCGTCGCTCTCGGCCACGGTCCACCCGTTGACCTCGATGGTCTGGACCCACACCTTCGACCACGGCTGCCACTCGATGTGCGTGAACTGGTCGATCCGCCGGTCCCGGGCCGACTTCTTCTTGAGAACCTCGGGCTTGAGTTTGGCCGTCTTGAGTTGCTTCTCGGTTAGCGTCATCGCGTCGATGGACTCTTTGACCGTGTGGGAGATCACATCGAACGACTCGTCCCGCTCGGTTACGTAGCGGTCGCGGCGGTGGACCTTGAGGCGGAAGTCATCAACGACCTGCACCAGCGTGTCGCCGGTGATGAGCAGGTGGCTGATGGCCGTGCGGACGCGGGAGTTGAACCCGTAGGCCCGGCGGTTGTTCTCGTCGCTCAGGTTGGCCGACTGGAGCAGCGACAGCAGCAGCACGTCCCGCCAGAACAGGCGGTCGGCCATGTCCTGCTTCATCGTCGGATCGACTTCGGGATTGGTCTGAATCTCAGGCGCAAGCGCGGTTGTGAACCACGGCTGGGGGGGGAACATGGCCACCAGGATGCGGCCCTCGATGTTCGACATGCCCATCGCCCCGTCGCTCTGGTAGTTCTGGGGGAGTTTGGAGTCCTTGTTGTGGCCCTCCGCCGGTAGAACCCAGGGCTTCGTCAGCCGGGCGTTCTCGCGCGCTTCGTTGAGGCTGGTGGTCCGCGAGTTGTGCGCGGCCGACCAGTGCGCGGCGATGTTGGACTTCATGGCAGGCGTATCCCCTGGCCCACTGGCGTGGTGGTGTTGATGGCGGGGTCGATCACGACCGACTCACGCCCCTTGCGCTGGCGCTGCATGGCCCGGCGGGCGGCGGCGATGGACTTGGCGTCGATGTTCGGCTGTGCCGATGGGCGCTCGGTCGGGCCGGGGTCCGGTGCCGGAGCGTCCGGGGTGCCAATGTCACTCATCGTCGTCCTCCTCGTCTGGGCCAAGACTCTCCCGGCGCGCGGCCTTCGCGGCGGCATGGGCTTGGCAGACGGCCTCGTAGACCGAGTGCTGCCCGGCGGCGTAGACCAGCGCGTACCTGTCGTCCTCGCGTGCCAGTTGTGAGGGGTGCTGCACGACCGCAGGGAGGTACATCCCGTCCATCGCCTTGCGGAGTGCCCCGAGCGTCTCCAGCGGGAGTTCAGTGAAGCCAGGCATGGGGGTAGTTCCTTGTCAGCAGGCGGTGGGCTAGGCGGTGGGGGGTCAGTGCCCACGGCAGGTCAACCCCACCCGTGCGGGCGGCTGCCCTTGTCGCGGCCACACAGTCGCCCCAGCCAGCGGACCACAGTCCGATCGGTGGCCAACCCGCCAGGCTGGCCAGGTCGGGCGGGCGTGGGCAGGGAACCTCGATGGCCAGCCCGAGGCCGGGGAAGTTCTGGGCATAGTCCAACAGGGGCCACAGCCGGGTGCCAGCCGGGCCAGTTTCCAGCACGATCGACCCGTCCGAGAGCGCAACGTGGGTGAACCGCACGCGGCGGTCGAGCATCTGGATGCCCAGCACAATCGCCCGATGACAGTGCGATCTGAACGCCCCGCTTCCATCAGAGAACAAAACAAGTGCCCTGATGGGTGCAGCCATATTTGTTCGCCGATGGCTAACGCACTGAATGGGTAATCGTGTGGTTACTGAAAGGCATAAGACTCTTGCTCGATTCCGAGGACGCGCGTGATGTCCAGCGTCCCGTGCTTTGGCGGCGGCGGAAGAACGACCTCGGGGTACAACGCCGCCCACTCCGCAGCCAGTTCGGCAAGGATGTCGCGCGTGTAGAGCATGACAAGTTGCTCTAGGACGATCTGCCTGCCGCGCTTGGAGTTGCCCGCGTGGAACCAGAAGTTGTCATGCACCAGCATCATCTCGATGTGCTCGGCACGGCACGCCACCCCGACCATGTGCGCGTGCGTCGAGTCGAGGCTGTGGATGAAGTTGGCCGCGATCCCGTTGACGTGCTTCTTGACGCGCACCGGGGCCTTCTCGTCCTCGTAGTCGATGTAGGAGATCTCCTGGAGGACGGTCTTGATTTTCTTGTAGGTGTTCTTGCGGTAGCCCTGGATCACCGGGAACCCGAGCGGGGTTGTCCAGCGAACCAGATGCCCAGCCGTGGCGATCCGCAGGGCGCACGCCCGCAGCCAGGCCATGATCTTCGCCGCCACGTAACTGACCTTGGCCAAGCACTTCATCGTGATCTTGGCGAGGTACGCAGACCCGCGTGTTACCTCGTCTTGCGTGAGGCCATGCTCGACAATCTCGTCGCGGATTTGCTGCCTGGCACCTGACTCGGTTACGCCGTAGGTATCAGCGAGAACCGTGGTTTTGAGCGTCTTGCGCTGGATGCACCGCTCGACGACACGCGCGATCGGGACAAACTCCTCGTTGGTCTCAGCCATGACTTCCCGCAGGACCATCTCGGAGATGATCGTGTAGGGGTCGTGGATTACTCCGGTCGGCAGCAGGTTGACCGCAGCAGCGCCGATGGGGTCGCGCCCGAGCATGGCGTAGTGCTGGAGTCCGTTGCACGCCCCATCCCACTGGCATGGCACAAAGCGCCCGATGCCGTCGGGGTCGGCCACGCCACGGCACGCCGCGACAAACTGCCAGGGGTTCTCCGCTTGCAGCGCCAGCCCGGACGGCTCGTCGGCCTTGGCGATTCGCTTGATCTCAGGCAGGTTGCTGTCCACCCAGGCCACGCGCTCGTGGTACAACTGCTTGTCCACGGGCTTGCCGAACATATTGGCCGCGTGAATCTTGAGGTACCGCAGGCCGTCCGGCCCGGGCCTGATGCCGTTCTTGAACAGCAGCAGCCCGCGCGAGATATCGTCGCCCTGGTGGTTCAGTTGGGCGGGGATGGCGTACTGCCGGAACCGGAAGTCACCCTGGCAGGGGAACCACATCGGCAGCGCGGCGAACCGCTCGGCCACCGTGATCTTGTCGAGGTAGCACCTGCGGTCGGCTGTGCGGCGCCGGTTCTCGGTGGCGTTGACCCGCACCTTGGCCTTCCAGTCTTTGAGGTCATCGGGCAGCACCCGCTTCCACCGCTGCCCGCGCGGGGCCGTCTTGCGGTAGCCGTTGGGCTTCGGCACCGGGGGCAGGTTGTCGGCGTGCGGGACGCCCGCGTGGTTGCCGCCCTGTTTGTAGATCGCCTTCATGTCGTCGAGGGCCTTGGTGTTCACCGCCAGCGGTGTCGATTGGAGGCACCAGTGGGCAAAGTGCAGTTCGTCCAGGCGACCATCGCGCGTGCGTGCCGCCAGTTCCCGGCGGAGTTCGGGGCTGGGCTTGGAGACCAGCGGCGTCCTGATGCGGATGTAACCCCCCGGCGTGTCCCGTGTCGCGGGCATCGGCTCAACGACCATCGGCTGGTACTGCGGGCGCATGAGTTCCCGCGCCGCGTGGCCCTCGGCGACCAGTTCGATCGCCTCGTCGGTCAACTCAACCATCCCGACGCGGTACTTCTTGCCGGGCACCTTGATCTTCTGGCGACGGAAGGCGGGCTGGAAGGGCTTGTCGTACCCGTCGGTCGTACACCACTCGATGCACGACCAGAGCAACCGCTCGCCCAGCATGATGCACGCGCGCCGGTGGTCGCTCGCGTCCGAGAGGTTGCGGCGTGCCCACCAGTTGATCTTCTTGGGCTGGCTCGCGCGGAACCGCTCGACGATCAGGTTCAACAGTTCGTTCTCGTCGGGCATGCGCACCTTCGGGTCTGGCCGCTTGCCGCTGGCGATCTCCTCCTTCATCCGGTTGCGGTACCTGCGCCGGGCGTACTTGTCGTGGTCCTTCATCTCGGCGAACAGCAGCTCGGCCAGCACCGCGCGGCCGATCGCGTGGGTGAGCCGAGCCACGGTGATCCCGTCGGTGTCGGTCAGGCACATGCCGAGGGACTGGTTGAGTGCGATCACCGCCAGCACGTCGGGGTGAATCTCGTTGAGCACCGGCCTGATGACGGTCGAGTTGTGAATCTTTGCGCCCGCCGCGATCGAGCGTTTGAGTTTGCTGATGTCGGCGGAGACGGCGCGGAACCAGTGCCCGACCAGACGCTCGCCCGGCTTGAGGTTTGCGCCGTTGCCCTTGTCGGTCTCCTTCTGGGCGAGTTCGCGGTAACGCTTCACGCCGTCCTCGACTGCGCTGCGCTCCAACTCAAACTCGATGTCGATGAGGCTGCCCGCTATCAACCGCTCGGTGGCTTGGTGCATTTGTCGTCCGTGACGTGAGGGAATCCACTGCCGGCGCGTTGGCGCGGGGGAGTGGGGATGGTCATTGGGTAACGGTCTTTTGCTGCTGCCTCGCCCACGCGACGGCCTTCCACGCCGCCACGACCGGGCAGGGGTCGAGGTGGGCCATGCACACCCGACCCCCTTGATGGATCACCCAATACTGGTTGGGCGTGATCCCGTGCGGGCCTGTGTTGCCCATCGGGTAGGTGCCCGGCTCGTCGGGCCACTTGATGCGGTTGGGGAGGGTCATGGGTACTTTTTGGGATTGCAGACTTCCTTGATAATCGCTTCAAGATGTTCGCACACGCCCCGCCCGAGTGGCGTACGCGCCGACTGTGCTGACTTGTGCCACCGACACAGGATGCGAACGCACCGATTGCGTTCCTTCAGCACACCCGCATTTGCCGCGCGCTTCTGAGAGCAGTCAATCTGGTTGGCCTCTTTGCGGCTGTTGGGGTCTAGCCGCACCTCACGCACGGTCTGGCTTTTCCACCGGGCTATGTGCCTCTCCCCCGCCGTCGCTTTCTTCGCCTTCTTCTTCATCCGTTTCTCCTTGAATCTGGCCCCGCGCTGTGGGCGGGGGGCCGGGGTTAGCCTTGCTTGTTTGCTAGCAAGGATCGGTCGTACTCAAACTCACGTGTGCTTGCGGGCCACGAGATCGTGATGCCCTCCAGCCCAAGCCGACTCGCCGCTTCCTTCAACACCTGTTCTGCGGTGAGTAACGACACATCGACGTTCCCATCGAAACTCACTTTGTTGTGGTCGATGCGAAGATGACCAACAAAGGATGGGCTGGGGTGGATGCAGTTGCCGTCTCGTGGGCCTTTGTATAGACCCTCGAACAGTTCTTGCGCATTTTCGACTCGGTAGATCGTTTTCACTTCCACTTCACTTTCTGCCCTCTCGGGCGTGTCCGCCACGCGGCGGGGTTATTGATCTAGCACCGTCCTCCAGCACTGCGGGGTGGGGGTGGTCATAGTTCATCATCCTCCGGGCTAACGGTCGGCAGCCCTTCCAGTGTCAGGCCGACGCTCGTGCGAGTGTTCCGGCAGTCGCTTCCACCTACGGGGTAGTCGCGGCACACGCCGGGACGGTGTTCGTGGTGCATACACCTGGTCGTTGTGCGGTCCAGCCAGATGCACGGTGCGTTGTCGTCGAACAGTGGCGAGTCCAGGTAGCGGTTGATCCCGTCGCGCAGGTCGGGTGGCAACGCATCCATCTCGTCGGGCATGAACGGCGGGGATGATTGCCGGGTGCAGCACAGCCCGCAGGATTGGCATGGGTCGGTGGGGGTGGTCATGGCTTGGCTCCTGCTACTGCTCGTTCACGCCGTTCCTCGCGCCTCATCTCACGAATCCGCATCTGGCCCCAGTGCCGAATCCGCATACCCCACCACAGGCAGTAGAGGTGGCCCTTCCGATCTTCGTATTCGCGTCGGTCCCTGTAAAGTTCGACCACCATCCACACCTCGTAGTGGAACCAGTCCCACTTGTTGAGCAGGCGAGTGATCCAGTTGCCG